CTCGCTTGGAGATAGTATTATGAATGAATTACCAATGGCATTTTTATCGTCAAGGAAATACAGTTACGAATTAAATAAAAACAATCAATAATTATGGAACAACCAAAAGGACACACGTACATGAGTGACTCTGAAAAAGAAATGATCAGAGAATATCGTAGACAAAAATACTCATTATCACAAATTGCAAAGATTATGAAAAGATCTCAGTCATCTATAAAGAGAGTAGTATATGACTGGTAAAAAGAATCCACCAAAACTATCAATGGAGCATGCTAATATGGTACGAGCGAAATATCTCGGCCATGTTAGTATTAATACATTATGTAAACAGTATGACTTAGGTCGTAATAGTATAAAGTGTATACTAAAAGGTATTACCTATAATAAGGATGGTGAGTATAAAAACCTAATGCAAAAAGAAAAGACTAGTTTATTCTAGTCTTTTTTATTTCTATGTGCTCTAATTCTAATAATGTTCAATACAATACCTGTAATGATCAGAGCCATGGTTAATATACTATTGAAGTCTACCATTGCACTGCCTGCTGCTGTGATAGTAGTTAGGTTTGCTATTGAGTCTTTAGTTTCTGCTATCATGTTAATTCTTTTGTACGACTTCTAAAAATGAACCTTCTACTGAGAAACCGTTAAGTTCTCCAGCTTTGATTTTATTCCAGGTATCTTTGTTATTAATTTTCATTGACGTCATCCACGTACCTTCTGGTACATCGAATCCTATTGCTGTTGACTTATCCATCTTAGGATCTTCTACGATCCACGACTCTAGTAACGTATTTTCTTGTGTTACAGCGCCATCATGGTTTACATCAGTATTGTGTTGATTATTATCTGCTAAGAATTTTCTAGCAATAGTTTCTATAGTCTCTCTAGAGAAGTATACATGAAATACGTTACCCATCTCATCTTTTCTTGTAATAAGTTGTCTAGGTATCATCGCGGGTCCGGTAACAATCATCTTGTCATCATCAGAGAACGACCATGTCTTACTCATTAGATAAGCGTTGTTTGATACTGCTCCGGTTGGTGATGGATCATTTGAATTCTTAGATCTACCAGCGTCACCAGGTGCAGGACCATTACTTACTAAAACATTTTGACTACCATTCTGAAATTGTACTAACTCTTCCCAATAATGTTGGCAGTTCGGGCCTCCGGCATATTCGAAGATAGAATAAGAATTACTACCTCCTGGACCAAAGCCTGGATTAAGTCTATTCATTCTAGTTATATCTTCTCTACTATAAATCTTATTAAGCGATTTCATTACTCTACAAAAGAATCTTTGACCTGAAGGTCCTGCGTATCTATATACAAGACGCGCCGGTGTACTTGCTGGTAGATCACCTAAGGCCGCAACGGCTCTAGCACCTTGTAAGAAATCACCGACGGTTGCGAATGATTCTTTAGTACCATCTATATAAATTACTTCTGATGGATCAATAGTTTCACCAACTTCTTCGGCTAGTTTTATGACAGCTTTTTGAAATGCAGTAATTTCATCATTTACTTTATTAGTAGATTCTGCAAATGATTCTTCTGTAAACTCTTTACGTAGTTCTTCATATTTAGCTTTAGAGTAGTAGTCTTCTAATACTGGTATCTCTTTGTTATCCTCTCTCCACTTACTATATAGCTTAAGTGTTTGTAAACTTGGTACTGTTTCATCAAACTCTACTCTCTTGTCGCCCACGTTGTAATATGGGAAGCCCAGGTTAGCTCTTGTACCTTTAGAATAGTAATCATTAATATCTAGTATGCCATCGAACTGGGATGCCGTAAGGTCCACTATTGTATTGTTATCTTTGTGTTGAATATACCAGTGAGTTGCCTGAAAGTCTACACCGCCAACTTGGTAATGCATTCCCTTAATACATTTTAAGTCATAGTCACTACTGTAACCACCTACTGCATAAAATAAGAATTGTGCTACTTGGAAGCAGTAACCGAACGGATATTCTGTGTTAACACCAGCTTCAGTTAATAATCTCTTTTGTTCTGCGTGATCTACACCACCGTCTCCAGCAGCTCCAACGCCTGGTTTCTTAAATAGATCTATATTATCATTAAAAAATGTTTCGAACTTCTCAAAGCCAGTATTATCTACGTAACCCATAGATTTACCACACATCCATGAACCGTCAGGCATGTGATGTTCCCATCCATCTGGGCAATCTGGATTCTCTCTGAATTCTAATTCTTTTGCGAATGCCATCCACTCTACTTCAATAGCAGGTCTATCTACTAGAGATAGTACTTCTACTCCAAGGTCTTCGAATTCGAATTCCTCCATGTTTACTATTAGTTCTACTATTTTATTCATAATGTATATATTATAGTCTTGCTAGGTCATTTATTTTAGCATCAGCCTCTTGCTGTCCTGTAACTTCTGAACTTACTACGTATGCTCTTACTACAGTAGGTCCTGAGCTTCCTGTTTGTTCTCCTAGTGTTACTTGTGTATTGTCTTGTTCAGCATCTGCTCCAGCTTGTAATGCAGTAGTAGGATTAAATGCAGGTGCTGAGGGTATAGATATACCTGGAGGCGCTCCTGCCGACTTATTACCTGGAGTCTTTACAGACATTATCTTTTTTGCAGACATTAGTCCAGCGGCCACTGCAACACCCGCTGCAACTGGTGCAAGTGCAGGTCCTACGACTGGTATACCAACTACAGACTTGTAAGCTGCTGTAGCAGAACCGTAAGTATCTATCGCGACTTGGGCTAAACTCGCAGCTTTTCCAATAGCACTACCTTCACCTACGATACTAATAATACCTCCAAGTACTTGACTACCTGCGGCTAGTGCGTTATCTACATCTGCTTCATTAAGAGCCTCTTTAAAGTCAGAGTTCTCTTGTTCTAATTTCTTTGATTTGTTATCATATTGCTGATTAATTCTAGCGATCTCATCTGCAGTTGCTCCTGCTTGTGTGATCTTCTCAATATCAGCTTGTCTTTGTATCTCTAATTCTGCTTGTGCTCTGTCGTATGCAGATTGTATTAGATCTAAGTCAGCCTGTTGTAACAGGTCTTTAACTATCTGTGCATCTGCAATTTCTTTAGCTAATCTAGCTGCAGCTTCTGCATCTTCTTTATCTTTGATTGCTTTCTTGTCAGCTGCAAGTTTCTCTGCGGCTGCAAGTTCATCAGCATTCATTTTCTCTCTATCTGCCGCCGCTTTGTCAGCCGCATCCTGATCAGCTTTCTGACCCTGGAGTATCATACCATCTCTAGAGTTTTTAAGCTTAGTCAGCTGTGCCTCAGTCTCCTTTATGGTCGCGTCACCTTCTGATGCTACCTCTTCAGGATCAAATATCATTCCAGCAATACCACCACTAAAACCTTCTTCTAGATTAGTACCAATATCAATACCTGGTATCATAGAAACTGCAGCAGTCATTGCATCTACAGTAGCTAATAACATTGTAATAGGTAGCGTTAAGAATCTAATAACACCTTGTGCAATATCTTGATTACGTTGAGCAGCTGCGACCTGTGCATCTTTGGTCTTCTTCATTTGCTCTAACTGCATGATAGTAGCCTGAATTACTTCATTTGTTTGCTCTATCTTAAGATCTCTGATCTCTGCTTCGGTTTTACCCTGTAACTTTAAACTATTCTCTTGTGCTGAGATTGCATCTAGTGCTTCTTGTTGTGATGCAACATTAGCCTCTACTTCTGCGTTAAGTTTCTTCTGCTCTGAACTTACACCAGATACTAAGCCAACTATATCATCCCAATAGGCAACGATAGCTGCTAAGGCTACTACTAGTAAACCAATACCAGTTGCTGCAATACCTTTCTTTAATGAACTTGCTCCTGCAACACCAGATTTGAAAGAGGCCTTTAGAGCAACTCCCATTTGTTTTACACCTACTATTACATTTTTAAATCTACTAGCTAAACCACCAGTAGCTTCATCAAGTACTGAGACAGCTCCTTCACCACCTTCAGCTGCTTTCTTCGAAGCATCTCCAAGTTCATCAAATCCATCAGCAGCCTTTTCAGCAGCATCCTCTGTTTTCTTAGCTTGAGTCTCTAGCTGTTGTAACGCTGCTTTTGCATCATCTATGTTTGTGACCGACTGCTCTAGGCCGTCGATCTCAAAGGTTATTTTTACTACTTTATCTGCCATACTATTAAATATAAATTATTAGTCATTTGAATTACTCTGCACAATGTATTGTATCTCCACAGAAGTACGATACAAATGGGTTAGCTAAGTATGCATTTAATGTGGTACCTGTATAGTTTATGACGGTTCCACAATACCTAGCACCTGTTCCTTGTGTATTTGCATAATACTGTATTACATCACCTATTTGGAATTGACTACCTTGATCGTCCATTGTAAATAGAGCGCTAGTTGCACAATCTTCAATAGTATAAACACTTGGAGGAGGTGGGCCAATTAAGCAATCGCCTGGTTGAGTACATGCATTACCTTGATCGGTAATTGTAACTGCAGTACCTGAAGTAATTACAACCGAACCAACTTCTGCACAATACGAGCTCGTAGTACCAGGTTTAACTGTCCAACCATATCCAAGTCCATTAAAAGTATAAGTACCTTGTGCTACTGTTATACCTCCATTTCCAATTAAGTGACAGTTTTGTGCAGGTGGTGGTGTTACACCGTTACAAGCATTACAGTCTTCATATAAAAGTGAACTAGTATATGTAACAGTTCCAAGAACTTTAGTATTTGAAATTATCGTACCACAACCAGGTCCTGGTGTAATATCTATAATAGAACCTAATGCTAATTGTACTGGAGATACTATAGCATCATTAAATAAACCATCACAACTTTTAAAGATATACCTAAAAGTAGGAGGTCCTAAACATGTGTCACAATCTGCATATATTGCTGTAACATCAGTATCATGTACACTTGTTGAATCACCGATTACTACGTAACAACCTGCAGCTCCAGCGAGACTTAATTCTACTACATTTCCAGGTACAAGAGTAGCTCCAGTTCTACTAGCATAATAAGTATCTCCTGCGCCTCCACATTCTTCTACTTCATAAGATAATGGAGTTCCACCGCCATTACATGCTGCACATGATACATTTAATGCATCTATTGTATATAGAGGTGTGTCAGTACTTACAGCCTGAACGTAATAACATCCTTGTCTTTCGTTAAGTGTAACTGTTTGGTTAATTGGTAATTGTGATATAGAACTAGCAATATACGTAGCCGAACTAGATTGAGTACAATTGTTTAAGTGTTCTCTAAGCTGATATACAATTAATTCTGTTTGACATGTTAGATCTACAGAGTAAACATCTGATTGACATCCGTTAACGTCTTCTACATAGTACTGATAATTACCAGGACATAAGCCAGTTCTATCTTCGCCAGCATAAGCATCAGACCATGTTACAGTGTAAGGTCCTCCTGCTCCACCTGCTGGTGTTACATCGATTTCACCATTACAAGGCGTAGTACAGTCTGTAGGATCGACGGTAGTATGTGTACTAGTTACTGGCGACGCTGTACTTGCAGGTACGCTAACTTGTACTACTGCAACTCTACCAAGTGAATCAGTTACTGTAAGTGTATCAACACCTACTGGTGCAGTTATTGTAAAAGTAAATGGTGCACTACCTGTAGGGTTTACAGTACCTTGAGCTCCACTCACATCCAGCTCCCACGTGAACGCTGGCGTACCTTCAGTTGTTATTTGTATTTCACCCTCTTGACCAAGACAAGATGTATTAGAGGCCACTACAGAGAAACCATCTAATGGCTCGTCTAACCATATAGGTCTCTGATCATTAAGAGTAATTAGTTGACATGTTACTACAGTCTCAGCACCTACTTGTGCATCTATAATCTTTTCAGGTCTATAGTACTTACCGTTTACAAAGATAACATCATCGAATGTAAGATCTTGTAGATCTGTATTGTCTAAGATAAATTTAGCGGTTAGTCTTCTACTAGACTTATTATATAGTGATGAAATATAACGTGACCAGTATTCATCGAATAGAGTACTACCTTGGTCAAAGTAACCTATACCCGGCGATGGGTTAATATAATATCTAGTGTCGTTAGAGAAATTTAAGTTTAACGATGTCTGTTGTACTGGCCAGTTCTCATAAGGACTAACTAGTGGATAGTTTGTTTGTACTGTTGCAACGCCATTATCATCTAGGTACCATTCATGTTGACTAACTGTAATAGGTATCTTACCATTATAGAATAAGAATCTAGTTTTAGGTTTAAGAGGTAACTGTTCTGGTCTAGATGGATTCGAACTGGTCTGTTCACCTGTTACTTCTACAATACTTGGTATGATAAATGTAGGCTCTGGATGATTACCAGTAGTATCTAAGATTTGATCTATTGGTGTTGGTGCAATACCTTTTACATCTATCTTACGAGTACCTTTTAGTAACTCATTAGTGGAATTAAACTGTAACCAACCATAAGGGTGTTTGTTATTATCGAAGTGGAATTTATTAATGAAATCCTCATCTTGTGCAAAAGAGTATTCTATCGTAGCCGACTGTGTATTAAACAGAGGCTCTAAGACAGAGTCCATATCTTCTTGTAGTTTATGAGACCAGTCATAAGTTGTACCACTACCGATGAACTCTTGCCATGGTTCTATAATAAAGTTATTAGGTCTCTTGTTATCAGGTTGCATTACTAACCTAAACATAGTAAGGATGTCTTTAACGTAGTCTATTTGTTTATGTTCACAATCTAAATCTAGAGGCGCATAGTAATCACCAGGTGCTGCGGTACAATCCCAATAAGTATTATCAGCGTATGAATAATCTACGAAAGCACTTGACGTATCTAAGTAAACTTGAATAATCTCTCCTGTTTGTAGCTGATCCGCAGCAGGTATGTTACGTGAATCAAAGTTAATTGTTGAAGTGCTTCCACCACCTGCATTATTACCAGTTGCTAGAGTTCTTTGAATAGTTCCACCTGGTGTATTAACAACGACTAGTCTTAGAAAGGCAGGTACGGTAGTATTAGGTCCATTTGAATTCTCTACTTCTGCGTTAAGTTCTGCACTACATTGCATGACATAAAAGTTACCTCCTAGAGTTGAAGGACCAGGACATGTAAAGTAACTACCATTACCACCTGAACTAACATTAGAAGCACCTACTGTAAAGTTACCTGCTATATTAGTAATAACATTATCGTTATACATAAATGCATTAACATCATTCTCACCATTAGTAGGGTTGTTAGACTCAAAGTTAGTTCCAGTTACTTGATCGATCTCCATACCAATCTGTTCGTTGTTACCAAAGGCACTAATGTACATTTGGTGGAACTTATCAGAGTTTAAGAATGTAGATGAATAAGTATAACCAACATCTTCAAAGATTTGATCTAAGACTCTCTTAGCTCTAAACATTGGCTTCATTCTTGTTGGAGTCAGCGAGTTAGCTGTGTGTGTAAATGATCTAATACCATTACCTGCTCCACCTAAGGCTATTGTACCCTGATCAGGATCTCCATCATCATAAGTATTACCATGATCTATAAGTGGCATGATGATATCGCCATCGGCATAACCTGCAGTTATAGATGCAGTTTCAGGAAATGCTAGCCAACTCTGTGTTATATCAGTATATGTAAATGGTCCTGTAAAATCAGCGGCGTTAGTGTAATTCTGTGGTAGGCCAACCCAACTAAAGTCTGTCATTGTTAATTGACATAGAGTCTTCTCAGCAATCGTACTACTAAAGTCTCTGGTCTCACCTAAGAATAAGAGTTCGTAATCTATACGATCTAGGTCTTGATTCCTAAAGATCTTCTGTAGTCTAATGTGTCCCTCTCTAAACTCTGCTCCATCTACTAAGATCTCTGCATAGTTCTTTAGGGTTACATCAAAATCAATTCCGTCTACCTCATACGCATTCTCAAAGAAGTCGTTGTTATGTCTAGTAGCAGGAACTCTAAAGGTCTTAGAGAATACTGAAGTAGCATCAGCCTGTGTAATGTCTTCAATAGACAGAGTCAACTTAATTGGCTCAGTGTCATATAGATCTAAGAAGAGAGCTGTACTACTATCTCCTTTTGTTTTGTAAACCTTAAGTTGTATCATGTCTTATCCTCTTTGTGATTTGATATTGTTAGCTAACTTATAGTTAACTGTATATTGGAATAACCTGTCTTTTCTATAAGTCTTCTCAGTGTATGAACTACTAATAAGATTAATAGGTAACCACTGGTTTGCGTATTCACCGGTAGAGAACCTTACATTAACTTGTGGCGATCTAAACATATACTCTAGGTTAGCCGCTTCCTCGTCATTCATATACCCTGATGTAGCAGTCCAGTCTTCTTTAATAGTCTGTGAGTAGGTTGTGAACCCTCTTGATTGCTTATCAACAATATATCTAGTGTCATTGTAATCGGCCGCTTCTTTAAGAAAGTTATTCTTCTTAGTATTTATCTTCTTCTCATTTCTCTTAGTAAAGGTGAATTGATCTCTGAAGCCCTCTGAGTTTAACCAGGCAAACTGTACATGTGGATAATCATTACATGGCTTCTCTAAGATGTTATACCTCTGTGTTCTCCATGCTGACTCATTCATCACATTAGCCTGTGCTTGTGGATCTGGAGAACATGAACTAGGTGAGTATAAGACTGGCACTATATAATAGTGAGTAGTCGTTGACATTAGATTACCTAGTGGAAAGTTAGCAGGTCCTGTTGCAAGTGTGATTACATTAAAGTTACCAGATGGTATGAGTCCCTGTCCTAATGATATATTAGGTCCACCTCCACTCGATTGAGTATTAGGCAAGAAGTTAGTACCCTGTATATTACCTGCAGCATTACATTGCAGTATCCAAAAACCCTCGATGCCCTGTACCGCTGTGTTAGGTGCATAGGGTGATGAGATTCTAAATGGGGTCTGCCAAAAGGATTTGGTGCACTGATCATCACTATAAACATTGTGAACATCAATACCACCTGGTGAAGAGTAACCTCCGTTGGCCGTAAGGAAGTCATCTCCTGTATCTTGATCAGAGATAGTCCATGTGTTATCTGAGAGTGGTCTAGCCCAATAGTTAATATCGGTACATCCACTTGCATCAGCATCTACAATAGGTATAAACTCTGCGCCTTCATCATAGGGTACTTGCCAATACTCTTTACTACCTCCGAGTGTTGTGTAAATAATAGGTGACACTTCAAACGGTGCATCTAATTGCCCGTTAGTCTCTGTGGTATATGCAATCTGGTATTGTACTAGTTCTCCGTTGGCTATCTGCATTCTTGTATTCTGTGCTGCAAATCCACTAGAGACATAGTGTAGTCCATCTACATTATTAATAGTAGGTTGTACCTGTGTCTGTAAGATATTCTGTATATCAAAGATAGCTACTGCATATCTATTAGGCGATTGTCTAATATCTGCGATCGGTGTCGTCTGACCCACTACAGTGATCTGTAAGGCATACTTTTGTTGTGAAGGTGTAATACCATTAAGTGTAATAGTATTTGCACCATAGGCCATATCAAATGGTCTGTACGGGGTTTGTGATGTTGTTATTGCCATAGTTTTAGAAGTCTGCGGTAAAGTCTGCTATACCGTCTGTTATTGTATTTGTTATTGTATCATAGTTAAAGAAGGTCTGTGGTCTTAGCCCGAACCTTCTCTTAGTAAATGAATAGCGATCACCGACTCTAGGTGGCAGTAAGCCAAATGGAACTGGTAAGCCTCTGTCGTCATCGGTACCCTTTACACCGTAGTTCTGAAACATACCATAGTATAACATGTCAAAGCTAAGCTCGGTCCCATTGATCTCATAGCCAATAGAGTTACGCAAGGCGCCAGTGTCTACCGGTGCTCTACGTTTCATCTCAGCTACAATAGGCTCTGCTATCTCAGTCAATAAGGACTGAGGGTCTGAGAGTTCTTGGCCAAGCATCCCTAAGTCTGCTACTAGTTCGTCTACTGTCATATTGCTTTATATGTTATTTGTCCACTAATACCTTTAAAGTACAAGTTAATACCAGGAGTCCATGTGTTGTTAACTGTAATTACAGGACCACCTACTGCACTATTAGTATTTGTATGTTGATTAACCGGTATTACAAATGGTGCTGTGGTAGTAATAGTAAATTGATCGCCGGCTAAAGGACCTTGAGGTACTGATGGTGGCATGCCTGTTACTGCAGTTATTGTAGGCCAAACAGTAGTGTTTGCAAATGAGCCATCGTAAAAACTTAGAGTTACTGTACTAAAATCAAATGCTGCTGGAAAGTCTTGTGTACACTCTATTGTCATGCTAAATTCTACTTCTGCCTTTAAGTCTGTGTATAATGTATTATAGAAATACCCTTGACCAACGTTGGCGGAGTTTCTATTAGGGTTAAACGCTACTTGTCCTGGAATTGTAAAATCTATAGGTCTTGTACTAGTAGTCTCTAATGAGTCTATAACCTTTGTAGCAAATGGAGGAAAGCCTCCTGTTGTAAAGTCAGCGTCTGGTACTATGTTGTATTGTACGAATATTTCACCTGGCATAGGACCGTACGGTGCAACACATTCATTAAGTGGTGTTGGTACTTGTATTGTTATAGTTGCTGTCATGCCCGCTACTACATCTTGGTACTTCTCTTTGAATGGAGTGTATGTGATACCAGTTAAGGTAATCTCAGGTTGGTCCTTGTAGAAGTAGTAGAGTCTTGCTAACACGTCATCGATGTACTGTTGGCACTGTGATTGGATCGTCACGTAGTTATCGTACTTGTCAGTGTCAGCCCCATCCTCTGGTCTTGCCATGTCCATCACTATCATATTGAATGAGTAGTTCATTACAGGTCCGGCTCTATTACTACTTGATGGTAACAGATACAGGTAAGGGTAGCTTACTCGCTCCTCCTCAGTACCTAATTGACTCACATACTTCAGGTCACTAAGATCTCCATACCCAAAGTCTTGTAGCATTAGGTGGTTGTCAGTGATTGATCTAAATCTGTTTATGATTTCTTTATATGTCATAATTTCTTATTTGTAATTTTACGGGCCTCTTGTGCCTCTTTAGTCTCTTTCTCCTTTTTGATCTGTAAGTATGTTAGTATCTTGTGTAGCGGCTCCTCTGTGATTGCGTCCATCTTTAGTACATCCCAGTTTGTTAGTTCACATATTACTTGGTACCAACCTCTTGACACTTCTTTAGGGTCATACATTGCCTCATCATCATTAGGTAGTCCGCCATCCTTGTTAAGGCCAAACAGTTCTGCGTATTGCTTATAGATAGTTGTACGCCACTTAATGTATTGGTCTATTACTGCTAGGGCTTCGTCGGCCCATGGTGTGTCTACTCCTAATACTTCAAGTATCTCTTGTATATTCTTCTCGGTACCTAATGAAAGGTAGCAGTCTAAGTCTACGAACTGCCCGAAGTTTAGTGTATTAAAGTCTGGCTGTACCTTTAGTGTTCTCTTATTAGAGGCTGCTATAATAAAGCCAATGAACAGTTGCATACTATCAGGGTCTGCGTTATCAAACTCCTGGGCTGTGTAGTTACTAATAGATTGTACTATCCATGGCCAGTGAGCCTGGTTAGTGAACTCCCACTGTTGAAGGCCTTGCCATTCTTCAATGGTTACCCTTGTAGGTACTGCCCACTTCTTATTGTTAATGTTAACTGTTACTCCCATATACTATTAAATATAAGTTACTCGGTAAATGAATTACTATATTTATCGGCCTCCCATCACAGCATAGGTACCCATAGTTTTGTTTTGCTTACGATTGTAATTTGCAATTGCCAGCGAGATCACCGTATCATCGTGTTGGCCACTTGGGTGACCGTACTTAATCGATCTTGTCTTAGGATTGTAACTATATGTAAACATTGAAAGTTCGTTGTAGAGCCACGAGAATAGCCCAACATCTGGGATAGTAATTGCGGTGTCATTCATATCAAGTATGAGTCCCTCGATGATCTCCTGTTTAGACTTAGAGGTAGTAACAAATGGATGTGTGTCTTGCCACTGTCGTTTAATCATTTCGAATATCACATCACCAATAGAGTTTACTTCCACCATTACGGTAGCGTTATGCTTACGGATCCTGACTAGTATCTCATTAACCATTGTCGTCCACTCTTGTGCATTAGATCTATAGATGTCTACTACATTACCTCTTGAGTCTTGGAAGGTAGCTACTGTATAATCCTCCTGCTTACCTAAGTCAATACCACAG